GTACATCTCAAGTCCGTATCTGTGGACTACGTAGTCGTTGCCAACAGCAGTAGCTGTTCCTGTTGCGTCAGTTGTAACCCCAAGTGAAGAACTCATGTCGCCAACCGTAAAGGTGGTTGATGTGACAGCTGTTATTTCTTTTCCAGACACGTTGTAACCGCTTGGAGCCATGTCTTTGACAGATACACGCTGTCCTATCGTGAACTTGTGTGCTGCAGCCGTGTAGGTCACCGACGTACCGGTTCTTGCTGCGGCAGTTACTGACGCTTCCCTCTGTAGGGCTTCTCCAAGATTTGTGCCAGTTTCACCAAGGCTTTTAATTCTTACCTGGCTAACGCTTACAACCGGAGTATTTCTTAGGCTTATGACCACTGAGGGTTGAATCTGGTTTAAGACATTGCCAGTTGTATCAAGACTTGCATCATAAAAAAAAGAAGTAGCTGGAACGCCCTGAAAATAACTAGGGATTACGTGTTGTTCAACAAATTCGTCGACTTCAACTGGTCTCCTCAAAAAGGCTTCTAGTTCTGATTGAAGACCCTCAAGAACTAGTTCAGCGGCATCCTGCTGACGCAATGACAAAGAGATGTCCATATACGTGACAAGGTCAGATTTAGATACAAGCATTAGCTTATGCCAATCAGGTTGCGCGGCCTAGGCGAAGGTTGCGTCGTTCTCTTAATAGAGACGCTCCTTCACCACGTTGTGTTCTAGACCTACCACCTCCGGTAGTGTCGGCTAGTCGACGTACGGCGTAAGAGGTTGCTCTTTTCCACCATGAAGGAAGTTTTCCTCCTGGTTTGACCTCCGCACGTGTAGGGGAGGGCAGTTCGCTGTCTGGAATATTGTTGGAGTTTGGCATAGCTACCTCGCTGTGTAGTTAATGCCACCAGTTTACACCTTTTTACCTGTCAGGGTTTGGTGGACGCTCCAAAACAATGTTTTCCATCTTGCCAGAAGGTGCCTCGACTGGTACCCAGGCCTTGGAATAAGTGTGCTCAGAAATCTTGCGCATCTTGATTAAGGAACCGTCCAGCATCATGTCAATCTCCATAACGTTCATTCCAAGTGCGGACTGAAGTTCACGGATGTCATATGCGCCAGACTGGTTTATTTTCTTAAGTAGTCTTGACATGTGGTGCGAGACTACGTTGCCTCGACCTCGATTTAAACGTATATGCATAACCATTGCTTCAACTTCGCTGCAGTCAATAACCTGGGCCAGAACTTTTCCACCAGAAGATTTGAGCAAAGCTTTATCGTTCTGTAATGAAACATACCTATGGAATCCGTCAATAATTGTCATTGATTCTTTCCGCACAACTAAAGGACTCAAAACGCCATATTCACGTATTGATTCTGTCAATAGTTTTAAATCCGGCTTTAGTACGTGGGTTGCACGCCAGGGTGCAGGTGACAGCGAGCCAAGATGAACGGTTGCCAGCTCTACGCTTGCTTTCACTACATTACCTGCGCGCGTACGTTTGCATTAAGGGTGCGAAGGGCATCAATGCTTGTACGCACGGATAGAAGTTTTTCCCTTTTTGCTTTCATTAAGCCTTCAGCTATTTTGTGGTCAAACATTTCATCGCTCAACTTGTAGTCAGCCCACGCTTCACGCTCTTTGATTGAACCCTTGGCTGATAGATATTCTTTTGCCCAATTGGTCTTATAGAGAGCTTCTTTTTTGGCAGCATCTTCGGCAAGGCGCTCAAAGGCTTCCGTCTCTTTTTCAAGCTCTTCAATCAGGTCAAGCAAACCATTTTCAACATCTACTTGACTTATCGGCGAATTACGAGGCATTACATGCTCTCCCTTACTTGGTCTAACGGAGACCAATCTATCTTAGACAGGGAAGAAATGCTCGCTTCGGACCATTGATATTCAGATTTATTTAAATGAGTTAAGCCCATCTGCTCCAGGAGCCATGCGTCGCATTCGTCGTCTCCGCCACCGCCAGAAAAAATAATTCCAGTTTTTGCGGAGATTGAGGAAACCACTTCACTCTTTCCAGCGTTACCTTTTCCTGTAGCAAATTTTGCTCTGCACGTTGGAGGTACTTCCACGTATGGGATTGCATTTTCCCACAACTTCATTCTTACCGCACCGCCCATTTCACCAATACTGTGGGCTTGGCTGTTTCTAGAAGCAAACGAATAACCCTCAATAATCGCGCAAACTATTTTTTCAGAAGAACATAAATCCAAAATGGCGGAAGAAACAATATGTAATCTTTCTGCTCCACGGGCTTTTGTGGAAATGACAGATGTTTTACCGTTGATTGAAACTCCTGTTGAGGTTAGGCTCAAATCTAGGCCTATCAAGAAACTCATGCGGCAACATTAGCCTAAATAGCAAACACCCGCCCATTACGCAGGCGGGTGTTGAGGGCTCGGCAATAATTTGCAACCTCTGTGCCGCGAACAATCCGCTAGATATGACCACCTGCCTCTCTCTTTTCGAAAGGTTTAGCGCGCTACAAAATCGTAACATTTAATTAAATAGCTACGAGGTAAAGACTTATCCCTCCCAGGAGTGTCTGGCGAGTCCAAGTTCAAACGAAAGCTGTGGATAATTACCAATTCTCGTATGACACTTGCGGCACACCGCCAATAAATTATTTTCGTCAAGTATTGAGCCACCTTGAGAACGTCGAACAATTTCATGTATATCTTGCGAGCGCTGTCTTGTGTAAACAGCTTTTTCATCATGCTTTGCAAAAACAGGACATGCTTCACAATATGGCTTTTCTTCAAGAAGTTTTTCAACAAGAGGTCGGCGAAGACGATACTCGGCTTCTTTCTTTTTTGACCTATGACGCATAACTACATTTTAACGTCGTCAAATTCCCATTTTCCGTCAAGTGTCGCCCAAAGAGCTTCATCAGCAGGCGTTACTTCCATGTCGCATTCTTCCATCAGGAGACGATGCTGGCGAATTGCTTTTTCAAATAATTCTGCGCGAGACAAAAACTCTTCCGTATCTGACATGGCGCACACTTGGTCACGCTTGTTTTCAACATGAAACCGGAATCGTTCAATCTTGTGACGGCGTTCTTCGTATGTGGCAGTAGCGGAAGACGCGAGAGCAATGCCGGACTTGCCAAGCTTCTCGTAACGTTCAACATCTGCGGCTTCATCTTCATTGATGTCTTCAATCTGTTCATTAAGATTGTTGATTAAAGCCGTTAGTGCTCTTTTCCATCTATCGCGGTTATGGGCCACTGACAGGTATTCCTGCTGGGTGGTGGTTGCTTTATTTTTTACGTCTTCAGCGACAATACGTGCAAATGTGTCATCGTTCATGCTAGTTCCAGTATGTGCATATTGATTTTTTGAAAATACACCAGTCGCATAATTTTGTTGGGATAGTTTCCCATTCATTGTTTCCATATGATTTTTCTATTTCCTCACGTACCTGCACAACGGTGTCTATCGCTGCTTGTATTTCTGACGGTTTAGGGGTGTTTGTTAAACGAACTCCATCTTTTAAATATAAGAGTTCGAGCTCGTATCCGTCAAAATCATAATCACGAGCCAACGCAGCAGCGTAAAGCGTCAGCTGAAAAAATTTACTTCCAGAGAATCGTGGATTTGGTGTTTTGCCGGTTTTGTAATCGGTAATTTTTGCAATGCCATCTTCTTCATTCCACCTGTCAATAAAGCCTTTAATACGTACTCCTTCGAGGTCTGTATTAAGTTCGTGCTCCACACCAGATGGTGTGATTGTTGTTGGGTCTTCTAGCTGAAAAAGATTTTCTACGCACCACCAGGACATCCAACGAAACTCATTTAGCTTTAATGTGCCTAGGTATGGTTTTACTTCTTCTTCCCATTCTCCGGAAATCCAAAGCTCACGACATATTTCTTTCGCGAGGGTCAACTTGCGCTCCTCAAGCGGAAACTCTTTGTACATTGTTTCAAGAACCTCGTGAACAAAGTTGCCCATAAGGGTTTGCATTGTGGGTGGTTCCGATATTTTGTCAATGCGTGAGAACTTAAATTTCAATGGGCATTGTTGAAATGTAGATATTGAAGACGCGGATAGATACTCAGGGAGAGGCCCCTGCTCATTTAGAGTCGACAATTGTTGCCCCCAGTGAAATTGCTACAGCTTGAGTGTGCAGAAACTCTGCTTCTTCTAGCGTCACTGTTGACTTTTTAGGAACTTCTGCGCCATCGCTATATTCAGACCAGTCTTCACGCAACTGCTTCTTCTGCTGTTCGTCAAACTTCTTCGTGAACGACATAAAAGCATCCCAGATTTCGGCAATTTCTGGGTTTGTGGTTTCCACTACTGGCTGTGGAGCAACTGTCTCGGCATAGCTTTCTGCATATATCGCCTCTTCGCTACGCGCAAGATACAGACCGACACCAAAAGTTTGAGCCGCTTTTTTGAGTGCATCAGAAACAGCACCTTTCATTTCGTCGCCAAGGTCAACAATCTCGCCAGCCTTAGTGCGTTTAATCTTCTGTCCGCCGAATCCATCACGAGCAATAAAGCCCAAAGAGTCATCCGAGTACGAAGTAATGCGCACATGAGCAACAATGTATTCAGGGTCAAGAGAATCACGACTGCAACTAATAATCTCAAAAGACCACTTGGTTACGCCGAACACCTTGTTGAGACGAGTAATTACTTCACTAACAGGAATGTAAGTTAACGAGGCACCACCTTTTTTAAGTTGGCGTTCCACTTCCGGTGGGAACGGCTCCGAGAGCATGCTGTATGTATGGATTGAGTTGTTCTTTTCCATTGTGGTTACTTAGCCTTTCGTATAACAATGTTTGTTTTAGCTTCTGATGTTTCACAGAATCGGTCAGCGTTAATACCGATTTTTGCAAGTTCTTTAACGCGCCAATATGAGGGTGCGCAATAGTCAAGTAGTTTGACAATCATTTCCTGCTGTGTCATTACTACTTCGCCTGTTTCCATATCAACAGCCATGTCAGACAAGCGTGACGCAATGTTCTTAGCAAGGTCTAGATGCTGCCACGTCTTGCGGTCGGCACCTGTTTTCTTTTCAATCTTTACTCCGCCTGCAACGACTATTTCTGGCATGTTCCCCATTGCGTCAATTAGCAATTTGCAAGATGTGTCATAGACGGAAGATAGGTCATTTTTAAAAGTATGCAGCTGGGTAATACATAGAGCAAGCTCTTCTGCGTTAACAGAACTAGACAAAGCATGAAAAGATTTATCTGCGCTCATCAGAGCTTTATTAAGCTCGTCAATAGTGTTGTTCCAGGAGTCGATTGACGACCCTGAATCCCCTTCAGTTATCATATATCTCCTAGATAGTTAGTTACTTCTAGATGAGTATAGCGGTAGGTCTTCGCTGTGGCAACCCCAAACCTGCAAGATGTGTAAATGCTCCAACCGCAGAGTCCACTTGGTCATCGTGGTCGCATGCTTCCGGAAAACCAGAAGCTTCGTCCAGCCAATCTGTAAGCCATGGGCCACGAACCAGCCTGACATTACCATTGGCGGCCGCAGCCGCAAAAGGTCTTGCTCTGGTTACTTTATCGCCAGTTGAGCGAATTCCCATAAAATCATAACCTGGCAAAACGTACCTTGCGTATTGGTCGACTAACGCCTTTCCCGAAGAACCCGGTTCCTGCTCCATTCTGATTGAAACGGTATGCCCATCTTCAATTGCAGCTTGATGAACGAATTGTTCTACTTTTTCGTTTTTAACCCGAGCTTTTCTAACATCCAAAACATACGCAATACCTTGGTCAAACAACATCAATGTTCCAACCGTCCAGTCCGGATTTGGATTTGAATGATTTGGCTCCGTTGCGGCAAGGTCCCAAAACCTAACGGCCCTAGCTGCCGATGTGACGTGAGGCACTTCATGTGGGTCGACAATTACAAAACTTTCTCTTTCAAACATTGTTCCCAAAGACGTGGCCCACCAGTCACCCATTTCTAATCGTCTGCGCTCGATGGGGTCCAGGGCAGAAAGTGCCTGTCGGTACGACTCAGCATCGATGCCAGGGTTGTCTGTGAGCATTGATGGAACAAATATGCGGCCAGACTCAAGACCTTCTACAATAAAACGCTGGCGAACCCAGTTGGGAGCAGGGTTTGACGCAGAACGCATCCTTAGAGGAACTTTGGATAATTCACCAGTAGCGGGTCGACGGAGACGAGAAAACATATATCTATAGTCGGACTCTCTAATTTCGGTAACTTCGTCCATTCCTATAAACTGGAATTCCGAACCCTTGTATCGCAGGTAGTCATTGGTGTTATTTAAGTATCCAAAGGATATTCTGGCACCAGACGGGAATGTAGCTACATAGCTATTAGCGTTCCAGTGAATATCGTCATAATTAGCTATCCAGCTCTTAAATCTGTCCATGAGGGCTCCGGGGAGGGACAAGTCGGAATATGTGCGTCTAAACAATATTGCGGAATACCCAGGAACGTCAACGTATTGCAGTGCAGCCATAAGTAGAGCAGAGCTCTTGCCACCACCCGCAGCACCACCAAACAGACCTTCCATGGCATACGAGCGCAAAAAAACTTTTTGTGTGAATGATGGCGTTTCTGGGCAGTAGTCCGTCATCTTTGGCTCAAGATACTGTAATACTTCATTCCAATTAGTCATCATTGTCCTGTTCGAGAGTAATTTCCTACTAGTATTGAACCATCAGGTTCAGATGGAGTATAAATGAAATTTAAGCTGCCTAGGATTGGTAGAGCAGTAACTGCCAATATACTGATGGGTTCGTTTATAATTATGACCTCAGTTGGTGCGTTTTGTATTGATGTTTCCGCGGGTTTCATTACGCTCGGCGTGGCATCTGGGTTAATAGGTTTTATCCTAGGAATGGAATAGTCTAATTATATGGCTTGGAATTCAGGTAGCAATAAATCAGAAAACGCTGGACAGCAGAAGTCGATACTGACGCCAGGCGCGCCTATTGCGTTCCAGTCTGGTATGGCTGGAAAGCCATACAAGGACTCATGGGATATCGAGCGCGCCTATAGAGAAGGCATGGCCAAGGTCACCTGGGTTAACCGTTGCATCGATGCTATTGCTGGAAACCAAGCAAGACTTCCGGTCATGCTTAGAAAAGACAATTCACCAGACGGCAGAATTGTTACAGACAATAAAGAAAACAAAATACTTGACATTTTAAATACAAAGTCAAATATGGGAGAAAACTCATTTGTATTCAGGTACAGGCTTTCTTCCCAACTTCTTTTGTCGTCCAGAGGGGCTTTTATAGAAAAAATCAGAGGTCGCGATGGGTCGATAGTGGCCCTACAGCTTCTGCCACCCCAGCACACGTCCCCAATACCTGACCCCAAAAAGTTTGTGGCTGGGTTTGAGGTCGACATGCGCAACGGAACTAAAGTTTATCTAAAGCCGGAAGATGTCATCTGGATTAGAAAGCCACACCCGTTAGACCCCTACCTGTCCCTTACGCCCCTAGAGTCGGCTGGAATAGCTATTGAAATTGAAAATCTTTCAAAAATCTACAACCGAAACTTTCTCTTAAATGACGGTCGTCCGGGTGGACTAATTGTTGTGCGCGGGGAAATTGACGACGACGACAAAGAGGAACTCAGGTCCAGGTTCAGGGGAAACATAAACAGAGCCGGCTCTATAACTGTTGTTTCTTCAGATGAGGGCGTTGACTACGTTGATACCGGCGCAAGCCCAAGAGATGCAAACTACATCCAGATGCGTCAAATAACCAAGGAAGAAATACTTGCTTCTTTTGGTGTTCCAGAATCAGTTATAGGAAACGCTTCCGGCCGTACTTTTTCCAATGCTGGCGAAGAACATAGAGTTTTCTGGAATGAAACCTTGCTTCCACACTTAGAGTTAATTGCCAGAGGACTTGACGAACTTGACGATGAGCACTACATAGACTTTGATACCTCTGACGTCCCAATCCTGATTCTTTACAAGCAGGAGCGGGAAAGGTACCTTCTTGACGAGTTCCAGAATGGGCTCATAAGCGGCAACGAATACCGCATCCAAACAGGAAGAAATAAAATTGATTCCGACTTAATGCAGGCAATGCTCGCTAACCCGAACTTGACCCCGATTGGATATACGGATAAGAAATTTGACTCTCAAGAGCAAGCAGCTCAGATGGCGGCGCAACAGGGTGGAGCGCCTGGAGGAATGCCTGGCGTTGCTGCAGCAGGCATGATGCCAGCCCCAGGACCAGAACAAGCCGAAATGCCTAACCAAATGCTTGACCTACAGGCACCAGGTGCCGCTGGTGCCCCTCCAGGAGGCATGACAGAGGCTCTAGCAGCAGAACAGTCAGCATCGGCCAATATGGCAATGCAGCCGTCTCCAAGCGCGCTCTCGGCCTTCAATCCTAACGAAATGATGTCCAAGTCCTTGTCTCAGGATAACGAAGGCTATGAATGGGACGCAAAGGCTGACGAAAGCACTGATAGATGGACGGAAATTCTAGATAGAAACCTAGAAAGATTCATAGAGCGCCAGCAACGTGTAGTCATAGAAAAGTCCGGCGGTGCCAAAGCTAGAAAATCGATAGAGGCCGGCTCTCTTGACGTAGAGAGTATTTTTGACATATCTGTTTGGAACAAGCAAATTGAAGAAGATTTACGCCCTGTTTTTTCTGGAATATTAAAAGATGCATCACAGTTGGTTAACGAGCAGACTTCTATGCCAATAGAAATGGATGAAGAGGAAGTAAAGCAATACCTTGACGCCCAGGTTGAAAGAGCCAAAAAAACAAACTCAACAACAAAAGAGGAAATTGCATCTGCAATATTGATTGCTACAGCTTTGTCAAACGACGAGGACAGGGTCGGCATGCTGAAGGCGGCATTGGCGGCTATTTTTATTAATCTTCTTTCTAAGCGTAAACGCTCAATTGCTGAGCACGAAGGTCAGACTGCATATAATGCAGGTTTGTACTTTGGAGCAAAGCAAGCTGGGGCTGCCAGCAAGACGTGGGTTACGAGAAAAGATTCAAACGTACGCGGTGAACATAAGCTCCTAGAGAGCAAGACCGTCAACTTGACAGATGGTTTTTCTGTTGGTGAAAATTTCTTACGTTTCCCAGGAGACCCAGAAGCACCACCACACCTCACCATGAACTGCAGATGCAAGCTTCGTTTCAGGATTGAATAAAGCTACTTTTATTAAACGTTTAATGAAAGTACCTGCGCCAGAATTAGCGCATTGCGTATTATCATTAGAATAGCTCTCCCCGAAAGGCGAACACGTGTCTAGCAATGTCTCCGACTTTACTGTAACTCAATATAAAGCAAACCCAGGCCAGGTAAACGTTAACGAAGCACAGGGTATTGTCGAGTGTTTTGTTGCTGCATTAGGCAATAAAGACAGCGTTGGCGACATTTGTTTGCCAGGTTGCTTTAGTTCTTCTCTAAAAAGAAGAAAACCCCGTGTTGTATGGGGGCACAACTGGAACGAGCCAATCGGCAAGGTTTTGGAAATTTACGAGGTTGGACCAAACGACCCAAGGCTCCCATCAAAAATGAGGGCCAAAAATGTTGGCGGTCTATTTGCAAAAGTACAGTTTAACCTTATGTCGGAAAAAGGAAGAGAAGCTTTTAGTAATGTCGCTTTCTTTGGGGAAGAACAAGAATGGTCAATCGGCTACAAGACCCTCGACGCAGTTTTTGACACAACACAACAGGCCAACCTCCTTAAAGAGGTTGAACTTTACGAAGTGTCCCCAGTTCTGCATGGAGCAAATCAACTAACTGCAACTCTCTCGATTAAAGCCGATGATGCGGAGTCTGACGGAGGAATGCACCAAAAGTTTCACGGAGGCGTCCTGTATGCGCCAACGGAAACAGCACAAAACCCTGTCACTGGAAGAATGGGAGCTTTGGCTCGTCATATAAATATGCACTTCGGCGGAGAAGTGGTAATCAGAAGCGCCGAAGAAAACATAGTCATCTTTGACTTAACAAGAGATGGCACGACAGAAACGCTCCGCTCCAGCTACCACTCCCCCAACGGTGTTGATTTTATGTTTGGCGCTGCTCAGGCTGTTCGCGCAGAAGTCGTGTACATGCCAGTTAACGGCTCTACCGGAAGTCGAGTTGCCGGCGACGACGATGGACATGGCGGATGTGGCTGTGGTGGGGCTTGCGGTGGAACTAAATCTGACTGCGGCTGTGGTGGAGAATGCGGTGGCTGTGGCGTCAAAGACGCATTCCCTTCATGGGAAGATTTTAAACAAAACAACCCAGGTATCCATCTATTCATAAAGACAGCGAATGGCGATATTTATGATGCTGCTCAAGAGGTTGCCAACTATCATGGATTCACACTTGAATTGTTGAGTGACGGATTTGCTGTTCCCAATATTGACTGGTACGGCACCGAAGCACCCAATGCGCTAGTGAGTGTTTGTGAGGCCATAGATAAAAAAGCCGCCCCTAGACCATCAAGAGTAGGCAGGGGAATGGCTTCTTCTGCTCGTGGGGTGCGCCTTGCGCCAGCAAAGTACGACGGCGACAATGACGGATTCAAGACGGGTCCAACCGGTTTGGACAACATTCCGTATGTTCGGCCTCCCAATGTTCAAAAGCCAACTCCATTTAAGCCAATGAATCCAGAGCGCGAAGAGCCGAAAGAAGTCCCTGAAGAGATACCTGAAAGCGAACCGATAAGAAAGCCGAAGCCGCAGCGTGTTCCAACCCCAGCCCCTGCCCCAGCACCGGCTCCATCTCCGACTCCTACTCCAGAAAAAGAGCCCGAAAAAGAGCCGCAAAGACCCGGAATCCCGGAAAGACCACGTATTCCTGCTCGTCCGGTTCCACAAAGACAACCTGCACGCACTGGAAGCAAGAGAAAATCTGCCAATTTTGATGCGTTTATTTCCGTTTCAGAATATAAGGACATGCAAATAAAATCGGGTCTTCATTTTAATACTTCAGAAATAGACTCCGTGGTCATAAATGTTCCCGTGGCAGACATATTTGAGTTCAAATCGCTCATTGACCCAGTTCTTGAATATCACCACATCACCGCTCTTGCAGTAAATGATGGAGTTCAAATATTCAGGTATTCGCAATTAACAGATGAGGCAATTTCGGCACTGTCAAGTGTAATTAAAAATTTCTAGGAATCAAATGAGTTCATCAAGATTTTCAAGACCAAAACGACCCAGTAACGTCAGCCAGAGCAAGCCTGTTATGGGTTATGCTAAACCTACAGAACAACCCCAAAAATCATATAAGTATCACTGCATGGTGACTGGAGAAAAACGAATTTCTCCATGCGGCGGATGCTCTTACCCTAAGGGTTGTTTATCCAACTCTATGCAATACAAGGAGACAGAATAATGGCTGAATCACCAGTTGTGAAATTAAACGCAAACGGCGAGGTCGTTGCGTGTGCCAAAGACCTTGACGGCGGCGAGTGTGGCTACACACCAGGCGCAAAAGTTTGCGGTAAATGCGGTGCTGTTGCACAGCAAATGAAGGGCGCTATGCCTGGTGTTGCTGGAAGCATGGGAATGGGTGCTGGAACACAGATGCCACAGCGCATGATGACGCGTAAGCCAGGGATGCCACTCAGTGCTGGCCGTCCTTCTATGTTGGACGAAGAAGACGACATAGAAGAAGAAGACGACATGATGGAAGACGACATGGACGAAGAAGACGACATAGAAGAAGAAGACGACATGATGGATTCCGAGGACGAAAAAATGTACGGTGAAGATGACGACATGTTTGTTCGTCGCGCTGCACCAAAAAGGAAGCGTGGCGTTATTGCCATGGAAGATGCAGAAATGGAAATGGAGGACGAAGAAGACGAAGATTATGCAACCGCTGGAATGGTTCGCGCAAAAATGAAGCGCAAGCGCATGGCTACTCTCGGCTTTAAGTCTTCTGAATTTGACAAAGATGCATACATCTGCTCTTTTGACAGAAAAGTATATCCAGGCGCTACGTCTGTTTGCGATAGCTGCCCAGGTGGTTGCGTTTCCGAAAAGGGAATGCCTTCACTGATTGAAGTTGAGGGAATCGCAGAAGACATGTTTAGAGGAAAAGTTCTTGACTCTGGCTACAGCGACGAAGCAGACCTTTTTGTTGTTGACGTTGAGCGTAAAGACGGAAAGCCTGTTGAAATCTTCTTTGATGGTTCAAGCGGTGAAGTCATGGGCTGGCACCTTCTTAACAATGAAGTGATGCAAGTCAAGTCGGCACTTGAAAACAAGGTAATGATTAGCTTTGGCGAAGCAGCAGATATTGCTGTAAAGACCGTAGAGGGCGACATTGTTGCTGTCGAGCCAGACGTTTTTGAAGGCTTTGATGTTTACGCAGTAGAAATCGAAGGCATGAACGGAAAGTCTTATGACGTTTTCGTTGCCCTTGATGGCGAGGTTCTCGGATATGACGAGTACACGAAGGAAGAGGCTTCTGAAATTGAATCCGAAGCCGCCGAGATTGCACTTAAGCGTGCCTATAACGGAGATACTCGCGACAACATGGCAAAGAAGGGAACGGCCCTTTCAGATGGCTCTTTCCCAATTGCTGATGATTCGGACCTTCGCAATGCAATTCAAGCATACGG